CTAGTCTCCACGGAGCTGATCTCCAAGAGGCTGATCTCCGAGACGCAAATCTGATGTATGCGAATCTCCAGAATGCGAATCTCCAAGGAGCTAGTCTCCAAGGAGCTAATCTCCAAGGAACTAAGTTCTTTAGAACGGATCTCCAAGAAGCTAATCTCCGAGGAGCTAATATAGATTATAGCTGTCTACCTCTATGGTGCGGTACTAAAGGTATAAAGGTAGACAGGAGAATATATACTCAGATCCTAGCGCATCTATGTGCTTTGGATGTGGATGATGAAGAGTGCAAAAAGCATCAAAATAGTAGCATGAACTTAGCCGCTACTAGCCATAGAGCTAAGGATCTTGGAATAGGAGAAACAAAATGACAAATGTCAAAGGCGCACTCATAGAGCCTTTTGCGGATCTCCACAGAGCTGATCTCCAAGGAACTAATCTCCAAAGAGCTAGTCTCCACGGAGCTGATCTCCAAGGAGCTAATCTCCAAAGAGCTAGTCTCCAAGGAGCTAATCTCCAAGGAGCTAATCTCCAAGGAGCTAATCTCCAAGGAGCTAATCTCAAAAAGGCTAATCTTATGCATGCTAACCTCCGAGAGGCTGATCCCAAAAGGGCTAATCTTTTGTATGCTAACCTCCGAGAGGCTGATCTCAAAAAGGCAAATCTTATGCATGCTAACCTCCAAGAGACTGATCTCCAAAGAGCTGATCTCCGAGGAGCTAATCTGATGTATGCTAACCTCCTGAATGCGAATCTCCAAGAAGCTAATCTCCAAATGACTAATCTCCGAGGAGCTAATCTCCGAGGAGCTAATATAGATTTTAGCTGTCTACCTCTATGGTGTGGCACCAAGGGCATGGGAGTAGACAGGAGAATATACACTCAGATCCTAGCACATCTATGTGCTTTGGATGTGGATGATGAAGAGTGTAAGAAGCATCAAAGTAGTAGTAGGAGCTTAGCTGCTACTAATCATAGAGCTAAGGATCTTGGAATAGGAGAAACAAAATGCCCCTAATTAACGGCATACTAATAGAGCCTTTTGCGGATCTACGGAGAGCTAATCTCCAAGGAGCTAATCTCCAAGGCGCAAATCTAACGTATGCTACCATTCTGGATGCGAATCTCCAAGGAGCTAATCTCCAAAGAGCTAATCTCCAAGAAGCTAATTTACGGGGAGCTAGTCTCCAAGGAGCTAATCTCCAAGAAGCTAATTTTATGTACGCTAACCTCCAAGGAGCTAATCTCCGAGGAGCTAACATAGATTATAGCTGTCTACCTCTATGGTGTGGTACCAAAGGTATAAAGGTAGACAGGAGAATATACACTCTGATCCTAGCACATCTATGTGCTTTGGATGTGGATGATGAAGAGTGTAAGAAGCATCAAAGTAGTAGCATGAACTTAGCTACTACTAGTCATAGAGCTGAGGATCTTGGAATAGGAGGAGCAAAATGCCACCTAATTAACGGTATGCTAATAAAGCCTGCGGATCTACGAGGAGCTAAGCTCCAAGGAGCTAATCTGATGTACGCTAACCTCCTGAATGCGAATCTCCAAGGAGCTAATCTCCAAAGAGCTAATCTCCAAGGGGCTAATTTGCGGAGAGCTGATCTCCAAGGAGCTAATCTCCAAGAAGCTAATCTCCAAGATACTGATCTCCGAAGAGCGAATCTCCGAGGAGCCAGTATAGATTTTAGCTGTCTACCTCTATGGTGTGGCACCAAGGACATGAAGGTAGACAGGAGAATATATACTCAGATCCTAGCACATCTATGTGCTTTGGATGTGAATGATGAAGAGTGTAAGAAGAATCAAAGTTTTAATAAGAACTTAGCGACTACTAGTCATAGAGCTAAGGATCTAGGAATAGGAGAAACAAAATGACAAATGTCAAAGACATACTCATAAATCCTTTCGCTAGTCTCCGAGGAGCTAGTCTCCAAGGAGCTAATCTCCAAAGAGCTAATCTCCGAAGAACTGATTTTCTAGGAGCTAATCTCCAAGGAGCTAATCTCCAAGGAGCTAATCTCCAAGGAGCTAATCTCCAAGGAGCTAATCTCCAAGAAGCTAATTTGCAGAGAGCTAGTCTCCAAAGAGCTGATCTCCAAGGAGCTAATCTCCGAGGAGCTAACATAGATTATAGCTGTCTACCTCTATGGTGTGGCACCAAAGGCATGAAGGTAGACAGGAGAATATATACTCAGATCCTAGCACATCTATGTGCTTTGGATGTGGATGATGAAGAGTGTAAGAAGAATCAAAGTTTTAATAAGAACTTAGCGGCTACTAGTCATAGAGCTGAGGATCTAGGAATAGGAGAAACAAAATGAAACAGTACTTAATAACATTAGATAATGGAACACAAGTATCCTGTGACACAATAGTTATGCAGGATACATCTAGAGGAACCGAGCTGCACTGTGTTAGTGATAGAATGCTAACTCATAAACTTATGAGTCATAGAATAAAAGATCTTCGAATTATAAAAGAAGCATTATACAATAGTACTATAACATATAGAAGGTATTATGCAGATTAAATCTGAAGACACTAAAAGCTACACCTCAACAAAAAAGAGACAAAAAATAAAATGGTCTGAATTACCTGAACCAGAATGGAAGCCAGTAAACTGGAAGCAAATGAGAGATGATTTAGGTAGTTTGCCATATATTAATGACACAAATGTTCTAGAGAGTTACTGTCGCAAGAACTTTGCATCTGACAGAGAAACTATTATAGTATTTTATATGAACAACCAGCTAAAGCTTCTGCATGTGGAGCTAAATAGTATTGGACTAATAAGCCAATGCACAAGTAATGCGCGAAACATGTTCAAGAATGCTCTGGATGTAGGAGCTAATACCATATTGATAGTGCACAATCATCCAAGTGGATCAGCACTCTTTAGTCGTAGTGATAAAAAGCTTCTGAAATCACTAGTTCTAGGCGGAATTCAACTTGAAATCAATATTTCTGAGTTTGCTATATTCGATGGAAATAGGATAATATGCACTGGAAAAGATTTGTTAGAGGTAATAAAACAAGAGGCGAATGAAGTGTATGAAAAATACACAGAGGTACCCTGAAAGTAGCTTCCAGAGTGCTGGTCAACTCCTGGAAGGAAGAAAAGGGTCATATACTGTGAACTCACTACTATAGTAACTATGGCTACTATAGTTACTATAGAAGCTATAGTGCTACATATCTTGGACACTAAGTATAAATCAAAAGAAAAAAGATTTTAACTATTGAGTGCTAAGACTTTAGCACTATAGTAGCTTTAGCTACTATAGTAACTATAGTACAAAGAAAGATAGGAATATATAATAATTATGTCTAATCCAAATAGTATTAACCTAAGGCTCTATGAAGCTTCTGTAAAAAGATTTACTAAGCCCTTAGATAGACATATATCTATAACTATATATGGTATTGGTCTAATCCAAAATACTATAGTTGAGTATAGTCCATTGTTTGATGAGGTAGTAGGGCATAATAAGCAATGGAACTATATATTCAATAGCTACTATAGTACAGAAAAGACTTCAGAATCACTATGCTATTTAATTGTGTCTTACCTTTTGGATATAGCTCATCAGAATACATTGAGCAATGATAGCTCATGTGCTAAGAGTTGGCAAACAATGTGTTCTAATCTATCTAATATAATAGAAGCCCATGTGAACTATAGCAAGATATGCACTAGTAAGGATGTATACAACATCTATATGTCTGACAGAAGAACTTGGTCTGATTCAGCTCCATTTGTAACTTCACAGCTCATGAAGTTTTGTCATAGTCAGAAGCATCTTATGCCATTTGTCTATATATCAAAGGATCATAAAGTACTAATAGGGCATATGTGTGCAACTCTCTTAATAGAATTAAGTGGGTTGGTATATGAGGCATTAGATACTAGGAGAATAGGAAGAACATATAAAACAACTAAAATTCTAAAATTGAATCCTAGTGTTATACCTAATGCGCATAAGATACTAAGTAACATAGGTGCTATGCGTCCATTGCTAGAACCTATGGTGGAAACTAGCAAAACTTGGGTTGCTAATGATGAAGGAGGACATAATAATCCTCTGCTATGTTCTAGATTTGTCAGGCATCCAAAGTATCTAGGAGACATATGCTATAGTATGTCTAACTCAAGAGTGGTAGAGGTAGCTAATATCTTAGGTCAGACGCAATGGCACGTAAATACCCAGATGGTATCAACAATGGAGTTATTAAAGAACTACAATCTACCAAAGCGTATATTACCTATGGATAGATCGTTCTTAGAAGCTTCTATGCCAGAGAAACCTTGGCTAATAAGGAACGAGGATCCTTATCCAGAAGAATTAGAAGAATGGAAACTAAAAGCTAAAAAGGTATATAATGAATTTCTCAGTGAGGAATCAGCAGCAATTCGCAGATGCTTCAACTCAAAGCTTGATATAGCCAAAAGATATTCTGGTTATAGTTCTATATACTTCCCACATAATGTAGATTTTAGAGGGCGATATTATCCTTTGTCCTCTTTGTTGCATCCTCAATCAGATGATGTATCCAAATCCCTATTGGAATTTGCTAATGGTTCTTTGGTTACAAAGGATAATCTTCAGTGGTTACTAGTTCATGGTGCTAATCTATATGGATACGATAAAGTGTCTTTTGAAGACAGATGCTCTTTTATGCTAAAGATGAGTAAGGATATACTAAGAGTAGCCAAAGATCCATTAGATACATTAGATATATGGGCTAATGAAAACGTTGATAGTCCTTGGCAATTCCTGTCCTTTTGTTTCTTGTTTGCAAAAGTTCTTAAAGACAAAGAAGTTTATTGTCATATACCAATTTGCTTGGACGGAAGCAATAATGGTCTGCAACATTATGCAGCTATACTGCGGGATTCTAATGCTGCTAGACGCACTAATCTAATTAATTCGTTTGTACCAGCTGACATATATACTGATGTAGCTAATGTAGTAAGACATATGATGGAACAGGATACTGAGGAAAAATACAAGATTCATAGAGACTTTTGGCTAGGACGTAGTGTAACTAGAAAACTAGTCAAAAGAGGCACTATGACTACACCCTATGGTGTATCGCGCTTCGGCATTAAGGAACAGTTAAATAATGATTTTGGTTCTGACGATCCAGATATATTTAGACACTCATTATACTTAAGTAGAATTATAGAGAAAGCTATAGATACTATAGTAACTAGTGCCAAAGATGGAATGGTGTACTTGAGAGCTATAGCTAATGCATATCTTACATCTGGATGCATTTTGTCATGGAGAACACCTTTAGGATTCTTTGCTATTCAGGATTACAAGAAACCAAGGACAAAGAAAATTAGCACATATCTAGGAACAAAGCGTATTAGAATAAACATAACTGATGATACTAAATCTACAGTAGATATTAGAAAAGGTATAATGGCCTTTGCTCCTAACTTCATACATAGCCTTGATGCTTCACACTTAGGACTAACAGTATTAGAGTGCTACAAGCAAGGAATAAGGGATTTCTGTATGATTCATGATTCATATGGAACATCCTTGCATAATGTGAGTGTACTTACTAGAGTTCTAAGGGAGCAATTTGCTAGTATGTACCAGATGCACAATGTCTTTGAAGAACTAAAAATTGAATATGAGAGGAGGACAAATAAGACATGTGATATAGCTATACCTGCTCAAGGCAGTTTAGATTTGAATTGTGTCTTGAGCTCTAATTACTTTTTTGGATAACAAATAAAATCAAAGGAGAATATTATCAATGGCATCCAATTCGGCAAGTACTAAAAAGAGAGCAGTATACCACGACATGCGAATAGATGATATTAGAATTCTGTTCCCTCACATTACTACTAAGAATATATACAAGGGAGAAGATAGAGGATATGGTCTTACATGTATATTAGATCCTAAAAATCCTCATCATGCTGAAGTAATTACGCAGCTCAGGCAAATATCATCAAAAGCTTATAATACTATTAAAGCTACACTAAGCCTTCCAGAGCAAAAGTCCCTCCAGGAGTACGAAGTGATAAAGGAGGAGTATGACAAGAACACTGACTCATTGACAGGTAACTATCTGGTAAAGGTTTTAACACACTCACTTCCTAAGCTTTATATAAATGGGGTAAGTGTTCAACAGAGTGATTATGAACCTGTTGGCAACGGTTCTATAGCTGATGTAGCCATTAGTTTCAAAGAGTCACATTTACCACAACTTAAGTCTGCTGGTATCATAGCCTACCTAAACGCTATAAATACTAAAGTCATTAGCAGCAAAGGAAGCACAAAGTACTTTGATCCATTTGCACAAGATAATGATGCAACTAATGATGCCTGCCCATTCTAATGTTTCAGATATACAAAAGGATAAAAGCTAAACCTCTTAAAGGGATGAGGTCAGCTTTTGAGGAAAAAGTCTACCAATGCTCTAAGAAACAAGGATTTACAATAGAGTATGAACCAACAGAGTTAAAATATACATTATCATATATTCCTGATTTCCTTCTACCTAATGGAGTATACGTAGAGTGCAAAGGATACTTTGCGCCAGAAGACAGAACTAAGATCTTGTCTGTAATCAAAAGTAATCCTAACATTCGTCTACGACTATTGTTCCAAAAGAACAATAAGATTTCATGCAATAGTAATATGACATATGGCGACTGGTGCAACAAGCATAATATCATATGGTCTATTGGAGCCATTATACCCTTATCATGGTATAATGAATAAAATAATGGAGAACATAAACAAATGACATCAGAACAATCAGTAGTAGAGATCACTTCATCAGCTGTAACCAAGGGACGCAAGTTGACAGAAGAAGAAAAGAACAAAAGACTCGAAGCCTTTAGAGCTAAAGAACTTCTCTTGCAACCTTACATGGACGTTGCTCTTGTTGATATAGCAAATAGTATGGGTATTCCCGTAGAGGCAGCTATGGTGTGCTTACAGATGCATGAATTTTCTGCAAAGGTACGTCGTAGAGCTAGTGAGCTATTTGATGTTGATAATCCCAGCAAAGCTACACAAGCTACAAGCAGCAAAAGATCTAAATCGACTATGTTTATGGATCAAATTCGAAGAGCTATGGGATTTGCCAAAGCTAATAAGATTGCTCCCAATGTGCTGGAGGATTTAGTTGTGCAGGCTATTAAAATGGAACCCATTATGCCTCATTCACGCAAGCCAGTAGTGGCTTAGTAACTACTAAAGCATATATGCCATAGGTTAATGTACCTATGGCATACAAAGGAAAAATAATATGTCTTCAGAAAATTATAGTGGTCTATTCTTCATTCTGCTCCTTTGGATTATTGTTATTTGTAATGAATTGTTTATGGTATACATAGATGTACAGATTCAGAAAACTTCATGTACTCCTAGTTTAGTAGAAGTTATTGTTCTTCCGGCACGCTTTGAAATTAAAGGGGACAAAGAATGAACATAGGATTCACTGGATTTGATCAAGTAGGTAAGGATACAGCAGCAGACTTTTGTCTTTGGTACTATAGAAGATTTAATCCCGTTTTAAAATGTGCATTTGCTGATGAGGCCAAAAAAGATTTAGCAATACCTATAGCTAAATGCTTACAGGAAGGATTATCCAAGGAACAAATTAGACCAATGATCACAGCATATACTGAAGCTATAAGACATAAAGATTCAATGTATTGGATAAATAGATTTTCTTCTCTGGATCGAATTAGCCAGAGTCGTTTTTTTACAAGTGGGCAGAGAGCATCTAATATGGATTTCTTTTCTGACATAAGAACAAAGGAGGAAGTTGAATGGCTTAAGCAAACAGATCCGAGAACTAAGATAATTAGAATTATTAGAGATGGCTGTGAGACTACTAATACTGCTGAAGCTACAATAGAGATAGTAGAAGCAGACTGCTGCATTTACAATAACTTTAGTAAGTTGCATCTTTATAATCGTATCATAGAAGCAATAGTATCATTTTTTGGAAAGGAATATTTATGACTGGGTATATATATCCCGATGTGCACTTAGCACACAAAGAAGCTGGTGATGATATAGAACTAGAGGTATATGAATTTAAGAGATACCCAACTCTCATAAAATCTAAGTCCGATGTAGCTAAGGCTACTAAACTTGCAAAAGATCGTTTGTCCACACTATATATGAGAATAGGCATCGAAGGTAACACACCATCTCTGATGAGTAAAGCCCATTATGTTCTTAGACTAATTCATAAATTGGAGGAATATAGCTGTGGTATCCGCAAAAACTCACCAGCCTTGCCCAGACTGTGGCTCAACAGATGCACTAACTGATTATGGCTCTCATACTTTTTGTTTCTCTTGCCGTAAGAGAACTAGTACTGATGAATCTAGTACTCCTAGTATTAATTGTGACTTGATACCTACAGAACTAATACAGTATGAAGAACTAAAGACACGTAATATTACAGAAGTTACATGCCGTAAGTTTGGCTATGGTATAGCACGACTTAATGGTACATGGGTACAACTTGCTCCATATTGTAATAGCAATAGGCTTGTAGTAGCAATGAAAACAAGAGACATCAACAAGAATTTTAGAATGTTAGGAAACTTTAGTGATTCCACTGGTTTATTCGGCTCCAATGTGTGGGCTAAGGGTGGCAAAAGACTGGTTATAACTGAAGGTGAACTTGACTGTCTGAGTGTTTCACAAGCATTCAATAATGCATGGGCGGTAGTGTCAATAGGATCAGGTAGTACTAGTGCTGCTTCTCTACTAAAGAAGAATATTGAATATATAGAATCCTTTGAAGAAGTAGTCTTATGGTTTGATAATGATATTCCTGGACAGCAAGCAATAGAACAATGTGTATCTATAATAACTCCTGGTAAATTGAAAGTTGTAAAACTCCTTAGTGCTTCAGAATGCAAAGATGCTAATGATATGTTAATAAAAGAGGGTGCAGCTGCTGTACAGAAGCATGTATGGAATGCTCAGTACTATAGACCAGATGGTATTATAGCCTTCTCAGAAATGTTTGAGAGATTGAAACGCTATAGAGATGGCGAACAGTACAAAGGCTACGATATCCTTTATCCTCAGTTATCTAATAAACTGAGAGGGCTACAGAAACGAAGGATACATACGTTTATTGCAGCTCCTAAGATTGGTAAGAGTACAGTAGTAAAGGAGATAGCTTATGACCTAATGCAAAGACACAAACTTAAGATAGCTTCCTTTGCCATAGAGGAATCAGTAGATGATTCTGCTCTACTATATATGAGTATCCATTGCAACAAACGCCTTAACCTAAATCCCAAAGAAATATCAGATGAAGAATTCAAAAGAGTTTTTAATGAAATTAAAACAAATGATGGACTATATCTATTTGATCACTTTGGATCACTAGATCCAGATAATCTTCTGTCTAAATTCAGATATATGGCTGTTGGTCTTGGAGTAGATTTTATTGTATTTGATCATGTGTCTATTGTAGTATCAGGCCTACAAACTGAGAATGAACGCAGACTTATAGGTCTCATACAAACCAAACTTAGATCCTTAGTTCAGGAAACAGGAGTTGGGATCTTACAAGTAGCACATATTCGCAAAGGCTCTGGATCCAAAGAACATCCAGAAGATGGTGGTCATGTCTCCCCTTCGGATGTTCTTGGTTCTGGGGATATAGGACGCTTAAGTGATACACTAATAGCTTTAGAAGGTAATGCATCTGACGGAACAAACAGGAGGAAGATACAAGTGTTATACAATAGGATAACTGGTGATGCCGGAGAGGCTGATACATTAGAATATAATAAGGATACTGGAAGATTATTGAGGGTACAAGATGCTTTCTAATGAAAAGAAGTGCCCAAAGTGTCATAGCTGGTTAGAAGAAATAGAAAAGAATGTGGGTTTCGATGCTATAAATGGAGTATCATTTACTGTGATAATAGCCTTAGTATGCTCTAATAGACATTGTGACTACATTTATGTGGAACAGATACCAGAATGAAACCAAAGAATAAACAAATGACAATAAAATTACAATGCACTAACGAAGATTGCGCTCATGAGTTTGTTATACACCATAGACGCCGAACTGATTACTACTGTGATATCTGTGGAGCTCCAGTTGAGATAATTAGCTCAAGATTATACAGTAAAAAGTATCCAAGATTAGAGGATGAGCTAGATGATAGTCTTTGATATTGAGGCAGATGCTCTACTACCTAATATAACTAAGATCTTATGCATTGTGTCTACGGAAGTTGATGCATCATATGATCCAATACCTGGAACAGTTAGGGTTTCTACAGGTATAGAAGATCAGAAGCAGCACGTAGAATATATGATGAATGCAGATTTACTTTGTGGACATAATATTATTAAGTTTGATATGGCTGCTATAGAAAAACTTTTGGGTTTTATATTCACAGCAGAAATGGCAACAAATGGTATCATAGATACTATGATACTATCTAAACTGATATTCCCAGATATCTGGGAATACACTAATAAACATTTTGACCATACACCCCCAGCTCTAAAGAATAGACACTCACTGGAATCTTGGGGTCATAGATTAAAGTTCTATAAAGGTTCATACGGCAAAACAGAAGGAGCATTTACTCAATTGAACCCCGAGCAAGTTGACTACTGTACACAGGACGTAATGTTAACAGCACGTTTGCTTAAATGGATTAAGTCTTCTGCATTTGGATATACTTATTCTGACAATGCATTACGCTTAGAGAATAAGATTCATTGGCTAACTAGTAAGCAAGAACAATTTGGCATAAGATTTGATGCAGATAAAGCGCGTAACTTATATGGTACTTTATGCAACAAAAGAGAAGAAGTGCTAAGGCAGGTACAGCAACTAGTCAAGCCTAAGCGTATACTAGAAAAAGAATTTGTAGCTAAGGTGAATCGTAAAGATATAGGATATACCAAAGGACAATTAGTTCGTAAGTTTAAAATGGTTAATTTTAATCCTGGGTCTAATGACCAAGTAGCAAATTTATTGACTGAACGGTATCAATGGCAGCCTATGGAACTAACAACTACAGGGAAGCCAAAGATGGATACAGATGTTTATAATGAGTTAAAGGATCTTGGATATCCAGAGATTTCCTTAATTGTGGAATATCATATTCTCTCTAAGCGCATATCCCAATTGTCTGATGGTGATGAAGGATGGCTTAAACATCTTAAGAGTGATGGATATATTTATGGTTCTATAGATCCTTTAGGTACAGTTACTAGACGTATGAGTCATTCTAAACCTAACTTAGGTCAAGTGCCCGCGTGCAAGAAACCCTACGGTGCTGAATGCCGAGAGTTATTCATGCCCCCTAAAGATATGGTACTAGTTGGATGTGATGCAGAGCAGCTAGAACTTAGAACACAAGGTCACTTGCTATATGAGTATGACCATGGGGCTTTTACTATGGCTGCTGTGCACGGTAAGAAAGAGGATAAGACTGAAATTCATTGGCGCAATACACTAGCTTTTGGATTAGACAATAGAGATACTGGCAAAACAGTCTATTACGCTATGGTGTATGGATCCGGCAATGAGAAGTTAGGACGTATAATTACTAAGACTTGGGACAAAGAGAACAACATACTCATAGGAAAGAGGATCAAGGATAGATATATGAAGAGTATGCCAGCATTCGCTATGTTGATGAAGAATGTAAAGGATACTTATGCTTCTCGTGGATATTATATAGATGCGGATGCACAGCAATTCAGAATACGCTCTGATCATTCGGCATTCAATGCTATCAACCAGAGACTTGGGGCACTAATTATGAAGCGTGCACAAGCTATAGCTTATGATAGTATATCTAGTGAATTTGGCAAGATGGCAAAAGACAAATGGTACTTTGCATTAATAATCCATGATGAATTTCAAGTTGCTTGTTTACCACAGTGGGCACAAGCAATAGGAAAGATTCTAGCCAATTCAATTACTTTAGCTGGAGAATACTACAACATCAAATGTCCATTGGCTGGTTCCTCTAACATTGGTCAAAATTGGAAGGAGACCCATTAATGCATGTATATGTTGATATAGAAATGTTACTTTATAAAGTTATGTACAGAACATTAAACAATAGCTTACTAGATACTGATGCTCAGAGATTACTATCAGCAGTAGCTGACATAGATGCTTGGGTACTAACTATGCAGAATCATATAACAAATAAGTTTACTGGAGACCATTCCTTCTATTATGCTATGTCCAGTAAACCTTACTTTAGATCTATTTTGTACCCAGAATATAAAGCTCATAGACCGCCCGCACCAGAACTGTTACATCTTATAAAGAATGCATTTGAAAGTAAATACTGTACTAGTATTTATAAGATCAATGGTCTTGAGGCAGATGACGTATTAAGTATTATGAGCAGAGAACACAACTATATGCCAATAATAATATCAGGCGATAAGGATATGAAGCAAATACCTGGGATACATAGCAACTTGGATGTGCAAGAGTTTGTTTGTGTCACAAGCAAAGAATCTAAGATTACTCTTGCTCGACAAATACTAACAGGAGATAGCACTGACAATGTTCCAGGATTACATGGCATTGGAGATGTTAAAGCTATGAAGATAATAAATGAAGCTTTAAAGGCTAACATGCCTTTGTGGCCAGCTATACTAGCAGCTTATGCATTACATGGCAAAAGTTCTAAGGATGCTGAACTAACAGCCCACCTTGTGTACTTACTACAGGAGTCACCGGAGGAACGATGGACAATCAGCATGTTATCAATATGACACATTATCAGAAGTTCATAATGTATCGGTCATACTCAAGGTATATGCGAGACAAAGGTCGTCGGGAAATGTGGTCGGATATCAATAGCAGACTGAGAAACTTTCTTGAACCATTGCTACAGAATATACCAACTCATAGACGTAATTCTATTTTTGAATCTGTATCCCAAATGACAGTTATGCCATCAATGCGCCTATTAGCATCAGCAGGAGCAGCAGCAGAACAAGAGAATGCCTCTGTGTATAACTGTGCCTATGTACCAATAGATTCATTAGAAGCCTTTGGCGAAGCATTATACTTATTAATGTGTGGATGTGGTGTTGGAAACTCAGTAGAATATGAAGCCATTAAGCATATCCCGTGCAAAAGTTCTTGCAATAGAAACAAGAGGACTAATATAGTAGTAGAAGATACAAGAGCGGGATGGGCTAAGGCATTAGTACAAGTACTTCGCTCTGCCTTAAATGGAGAACAAATAAATGTTGACTATAGTCTTATAAGACCAGAGGGTTCTATTCTTAAGACTTTTGGGGGTAGAGCTAGTGGAGTTGCACCCCTTAGATCTTTAATTAACTTTTGCATTGAATCCATAAGAACCTTAGAGATAGGACAACGATTATCCTCTTTGCAGATATTTGATATTTGTTGTCAAATAGCACAATGCTCAATAGCAGGTGGTACTCGACGATCAGCTTCTATAACATTATTCGACCCTTGGGATAATGCTCTGATGACAGCAAAGAAAGGTTATGTACCCTTATATAGACAGTATGCTAATATCTCTGCTGTAATAACCTCAGATACACAAGATAGTGTAATTAAGGATATAGTAGCTATGTCTTTAGAAAATGGTGAACCTGGGATAGTCAACAGAACTGTATTACTAAATAAATTAAAAGCACAAGGGAGATATGAAGATCCTTTAGTGGGACTTAATCCATGCGGTGAAATAATTTTAAGACCAAGACAGTTCTGCAACTTGACAGAGATACCACTGCGTAATGGCAATCATATACTACCTGCTTACGTAGCTACAGTGTTAGGACTAGTCCAAAGTACACTAACAAACTTTAATACTGAGGTACTTAGTCCACTGTGGACTATTAATTCTTTAGAAGACAGACTCCTCGGTGTATCACTTAGTAATATTTGGGATTACTTCAGCAATCCTTTAGATGCAGACTTCAGAAGACTTAAGGCTACAGTAGTTTTATTTGCACAGGATGCTTGTAATCAGATGAATCTCAATATTCCTAAAGCAATGACAACTATCAAACCTAGTGGTACCACAGGGCAGTTACTCAATATTAGTCAAGGCATACATCCAAGATACGCTAGATCAGTCTGCCGGAATGTCATGGTGTCTAAACATGATCCAGTTGCTAAGGCACTAATAGCATGTGGACAGCCTCATACATTTCCTTATGGTGAAAAAGAATCACCTGTTTTCCAATTTCTTGTGTGTGCTCCAGAGACATCAAAGAAATTTGTTCATAACACATCAGCTTTAGAACAATTACATCTAAGACAAAAACTACTCAATGAATGGTGTGATCATCTTATATCACAAACAATATATATGGATACTGAGGAGCTATCACAAGTTCAACAGCATCTTATAAGTAACAGACACTTGCTCAGTGGACTAACATTTCTTAATAAAAGAACAAATGGCAATTATGCATACATGCCTATTGTTCCTTTATCAGATGAAGAAGCTAATTTGTTAGCTCAGAAGGAAGCAAAAGCTACTCCTCTATCACCAGTACAAATAGCAGCATTTGAAACTGAAGATTACACTGAGTCAAGAATAGCTGTTGGATGTAGTGGAGGCTCGTGCAACTTATGAGTACCATTTCGGCTATGACTAGTATGCTAGAGACTACAAAATCTGCATTCCCTAGTTCAGTATCCTCTATTGATTATAATACTGTTACTATGGAAACAATACAAAGGATGATAGGGCAACAAATGGTTATAAGATATCTTGAAGCCCATATACAAAGACTAAAAGATATCACCTAATTTACAAAAGGAGAACAAACTATTTATGTGTCTACCAGGCATTTTCAGTACACCAGATATAAATATCCCAGAGGCTCCGGAACCACCCGCTCCTGTAGCTCCTCTTGAACCTATTAAGGAACTTAACACTACAGACATAGGAGCCTTTAGACGTAAAGCTAAAGGCAAGCAGCAATTTAGAACTAATATTACTTCATCACTTCCTACTATAGGTGGTTCATACAATGGAGGTGGTACAATTGGATTACCCACAATACAGTAGTTCTGAACTCAAAGGTAGTTCCATATGGCAAGAACTAAATGCTAAAAGGTCTGGACATCTTGTGACCGCTAGACAATGCGCAGAGTTAACAAAACCAAGGATACAACCACCTGATGGATTCTCTGAAAATGAGGAACTACATCAGCCTAGACAAGGGTTAGGTGCTGAGGCTATTAATACTTTGACTTCTAAGTTATCCTTAACTCTGTTTCCCCCTAATGTACCATTCTTCAAAATATCTGTGGATGAAATACTATTACATAAGATTCTTGGTGATATTAATAAAACAGAGGTAGCTAAGATCCGAGCTGAATTAGATTACACTTTATCCCAATTAGAAGTAGCTGCTATGAATCTATTTAATGCATATGGTTGGAGAGCTGCTATTAACAAAGCTTTAACGTCCTGTGTAGTTACAGGTGATTCTCTACTAATACTAGATGAGCAGACCAATAAACTGAGGTTCATACGCTTAGATAATTGGGCATGCATTAGGGATGCTTCAGGGTCTTTAGTACAGTTAATTATAAGGGAATATGTTCATAAGAGTACATTAGATAAAAGTATTCTGTCTTTACTAGATGATACTAAAGAAGATGTACTTACCTTTTACTCATTGATTTCAAGAGTCAACAAAGACTCTTTTAAACTTATCAAGTTTATAGAAGACCAACAAATTCCGAATTCCAAGAAGACCTATACATCTAAAGAGTTACCGTTTCTCTTGTCTCCTTGGGATTTGGCAGTTGGCGAAAATTACTCAAGAGGATTAGTTGAAGATCACTTAGGTGATCTAAGATCTTACGAAGCATTAAGTATAGCTATTGGTGAATATGCTGCGATAGCTTCTAAGATAATCCCTCTTGTAAATCCTGCTGCTTCTATAGATATTGAGGAGTTTACTAATTCTGCTAATGGACAGCCATTACCTGGTCGTAAGGACGATATTACTTTTGTGACAGTAGATAAATATATGGATATGAGATCTGTTGCAGAGGAAAAGGAACTAGTAGAACAACGTATCAAAAGGGCATTCTTAATGACATCATCCATTCAAAGGAATGCTGAGCGTGTAACTGCCGTAGAAATACAGATGATGTCAAGAGAATTAGAAAGTGCACTGGGTGGTGTTTATAGTCTCTTAGCTGTGCATCTGCAAATGCCAATAGCTAATTTCTGTCTCAATAAAGTAGAACATATGATTCAACAATCTTTAGCGCCCTTATTACATAGTGATGCGTTAAGTATAAAGGTTACTACAGGTATAGAGGGTCTAGGAAGACATCATGAGTTTCAGAGTATTGGAATGTTTCTGTCTGCTATTCAGCCTTTTACTACTTTAATTCAATCGGATATAAAGGTATCTGGAATACTTAAAAAACTTGCTACAGCCTTATCACTTAATATCAACGATATAATAAAATCAGAGGAGGAAAAAGCACTAGAAGCACAAGCGCAACAACAAGCTTTACAGCAACAACAATTAGCTGATATGGTATCAAAGGGTGTACCAAATGCTATTAAGGGCATTAGTGATTCATATAACAAAGGAGAACAAATATCATAATGGACTTAAACAAACTTAAAGATGCAATGGGTGATATAGTCATACCTCTTTTAGATACTCCAGAAGGTACAGTTCCTACTAGTGTAGAAGTACAAGATATACCATTGAAGATCAATAGGAATATACCCAGTAAAACACATATTACTAAAGAGATGGCCAAACCTAGTGATCCTACTACCTTAAATAAAGTGTCTTTATTAGTGTCTTCTGGAAATATAAAGGAGCTTAAAAGACATGGAAAATAATGATCAAAATATCGTAGTTGAATTAGATGGTGGTGTTTCATCTGTTTCTGCTCCTGCTACAGAAATACCTAATACTCCAAATTATGAGGAGTCTTATAAGAATTTAGAGAAGGAGTATTCAAGAGTACAGAATGAACTTAAGCAGTTTAAACAGACAAAGGAAACTAAGTTGCCAAAAGAAGTTAATACTACAGTGTTAACTTCAGCTATTCAAGAGTATGTTGATTCTGGAGTATTATCAGAAGATACTTATACTAAGATACAAAAGGAACGAGGTTTGACAAAACCAGAAGTAGACTTAATTATCTCTGGGAAGAAAGCTGAACTGGAGCTGTTTAAACATGAAGCTCTATCACCGGTGAATGGTTCAGAGGATCAGTATAAGCAATTAGTTGCTTGGGCAAAGGATAATTATGATCAAGAATCAATAGAGGTATTTGATACAGTTGTAAAAACTGGTAATGCTAAAGCTATAAGGCAGCAAGTAAAGCTTTTGAAGCAAGCATTTGATGCGTCGAATGAAGCTTCAAAATCACCAGATATGGTCTTATCAGCTAACAACACTAAAGGATCAGAAGTCTACCC